AGCTTGTTTTATATCTATAACTACCCTCCTCCCTGCCGGTCAGGACAGGGCTTTTACACCACTAGCGCCAATGTTCTTAACTCCAGGCGGTTATTAGCTCAGCCTATATCCCATCCTCTTCCCTGCCGGCCAGTAAAAGCGCGAGCAATTAAGGAGCGCTACTGTATTGTGCGAGCAGATAGAGCCAGCAACATGGATGATTCAGCGATTGAGGTTAATGCTATTCCCGTTCACTGCCGGCCAGATAGCGAGCGCTTATTGCGCACACATAATGCCTGGCAGGCATCATGGGATCAAAGCGATAAGCCGCAAGAGCCCGATATTGATACACTCGCTCAACAAGCGTTCGCTTACTATTCAAGCGGCTATTTGCCCATTCAAGTTAATTGGCGCCTACGTGCCAAGCATCCAAATGCCCGGCCCGCGCTGATCTCCCGTGCTCAGCGGAAGGCTGAGGCTGCCCTGTGCGCCGCTGAGTCGGCCCCGCCAGAGCTACGGCGGGCCATGGTGGCCGCGACCCGCTCAAGGGCCATTCAGGGGGCTCTGCGGTCCGGCCAGTACGGCGCTGCGGCCAAGATGCTGGAAAGGGCCGGCGAGATCGCCGGGGAACTGCGGGAAAGCGCCGGCCTGGCTGAGGAAGACCTCGTGCTGACCGTCTCAATCGAGCAGCCTGGTGCCCTTCCTGCCGGCGATTCCCAGCCCGTCGCAAGCGAGACTGGCGCCGATCTCAAGGCTGGGACGGTTGAGACTCAAGCCAAGGCTTAATGAGAACCCTTGCGGCGCAATGAGTCTCAGGTGAGACGGCCATTCATGTGACTAACTGTTAAGCATTCATCCCCGAGCGTGCCATTCATGCGCTATTGTAAGCAAGTCAACCACGCACCGCCAACCATGCCAACCGCAACCGCCGCCCGCCATCCTTTCAGCGCCGCAGATTGGGCGAGTCTTAAGAGGCTGGCTAAAATTATTCATAAATGGAATGAAGACGAGTGTAACGGCATCATTCAATATGATGACGATGGCATAACGCCTCGCCGTTACCATAACGATCGTTACGGCTGCCCGTGCGTGCCTGGCTCGGCTGTGCCCGACAAGTCAGAGGCGGCAGTGGAGAATGCTCGCAAGATTGCGGCCAAGCACGGCCTGTCAATTTATCACCAGTCAGACCCTAGAGGTTGCTCATCGTACGTTTACAATGCGCACGACCTTAAAGGTCGCAAGATTGACGAGTGCTACAGCGTACTGGCGCGGCCAGTTATTTAGTATTCATTTATTTATTCCCCCGCATCTATCATCATGCTAGTTATCGTTCGCGCTAACGATCACCGCCTAATCGATTGCCGTCAAGATGTTAAAGCTGCATGGCGATTGGCCCATGCCTTAGCCTGGAAGACAGGAGTTTACCACTGGGTCGGCAGAATCTGACCATTAACAAGTGTTAAGCACTCATGCTCCCATCGTACCATTCTGTGGTATTGTATGGGAGCAAACGACAAGAGGCACCCATGGCACGCTGCGAGTATCTGGCAGAAGTCTTCCCAGCATTTAAGGCTGAACTGAGACCTTTTAAGGGCTACCCTTATTCTGGCCGTGATTCTATGGGTTACGGTCGTAAGATTCCGACTGATTACGCGATCAGACTAGAATCGCGTTGGTATCGTGTTTATGTTTGCCAGACTAGCAACGCCGGCACCGCTTATATAAACGTTAAAGATCACCCCTTCCTTGTTGTCTTGGATGGCGACCTTGGCAGCGCCAGGGATTGCAACTAAACATTAAGCGCACAATCCCCTAGTGTGCTATCCCGTGCTAGGGTTGTCCTGTTCACTCGCATCCACCATCACTGTGAAGAAACTCGAAACTGCCATGATCGCTACCATCCGAGAGGCGATCTCCGATCCGTACACCGATGGTCAACAATTCAAGAAAGGCAATACGGTCGTATTCTGCTATGGTTCTGGCGTGGTAGGTACGCCAAACTTTACCAGGTGGATTGAGGTTATACTTTGTGATACGGTGATCGCTTTGATTCACCCAGACACAGGCAGGCTCACTCTTTATACCGGCGGTTTCCAGACTGCGACCACTATATCTAGGCTTAACGCAATCCTAGAATCATTAAGTAACGGCCTGTACGTTTACCGCAAAAACGGAGAGTTGACTGTAGGCAAAGGAGGCTATCGTTACGATAGCTTTCACGAAGGTTACCCTGTTACGCTCTGGCTGGCCTGATCATTCCCATCATTCCCCCTTCCTCCTACTATCCACCCCCATGGCACAAACATTAACCGACAAAGAACAAAGAATGCTAGATTCTGTAAAACAGGGTATGGATGAACCCGGCAAAGGTTGGTTACATGAGATAGATCCTTTTAACGGATCTAAGGTAACGTCCGGCGTAATCAGTTCCCTAATAAGGAAAGGTCTAATTACTTCCTGTGAAGATAAAGAATTTCCGGGTTGTTTCTGGGTTGAATTAGTATAGCCTGCCTCCCTGCTGAGCTGATAGGTTGGCTGCGGTCAACTTATACTGACAGCTGAACCACCTTACAAACTGTTACGGGTCGGAAGCGGAGCGTAGCATCCGACTCTATAGTAAGAGAGCAAACCACCGCATCGCCTCCTGTGACTAACACAATCGTTTGGGATGTCGAAACCACTGACGCTATCCACGATGGCGTCAACTGGTCTGGTAACTATTGCTGGGTTCACAGGGAAGAGGTTACTCTTCCTGATCACCTCACTGATAGGCAAGTTATCACGGCGCTACGCAAGGCAGCAGGATTGAACGGTAGCAAGGCTAGGACAGACTCAATGGGAGAAGGCTATCAATGGAAGCATCCCGGCGCTGCTATCCTCACCTTCGCTTTACCGCGCTACTGATCACGCTGCAATCCTCCTCCTATTATCACACCGCAACCCTCCTCCATGGCGCAAGTCTTAACAGGTTCGCAGATCACACACCCCATGAAACGCCTAGCAACAAGAACAGTGGTCATCTACGACCGTGGCGACGGCCACGGTGCAGTAGTAGCGAAATACCACTGCACCGTGGCCGTGGCAAGACGACTAGGTTGGCGGTTTGGTCATACCCATCATAAATGGGTCGGGAAGACTCGCTACACGTTTCACGATGGCGCGGGATCGGAACCGTGCTCAACAAGTAGATTGATCTCACGTTAGGCATAGCTAACAGCCGCAATCCTCCTCCTATTCTTTATACGCACCGGGGGAGGGTTGCGGTTTTGATATAGCGGGGAGGGGGTGCCCATACCTCTTCCATCCAACCCTCCAATTCTCCCAAAATAATAGTACCATCCAACCCTCCAATTCTCCCAAAATAATATACTAACCCCAACCCCCCCAAAAAATATACCTGCACACAAAAATGCGCCAGCACTTAGGCCAGCGCATAAACAAAGGACGGAAGTTTAATCTTTAGTTTTAGCCCCAAGCCTATCACGCTCACGCCAAACAAGATCACTCAATTCGTCCATCCATTCTTCTGGAATAGCTTTATCGGTAGCATTGCTCGCAGACATCGCCGCAAGAATGTCGTTAATTCGCAGCTTGTCGACTTCGCGCCGAGGCTTTAGGCCGATCGGAGGCTTGGCCGTGCTCACGCTTGTAAGCCCTGATTGCATGTGCCTTGATTGCATGCGAGCTTCAAACTGCTTTGCAAGAAGGTCGTGAATTTCGCGCATTCGCGTTGCTGCGATAGAGTCTTGCGGCTCAAGGAAAAGTATAGATTTTTCGCAAAAAGCAGGCTTCTCGGCTTCTCCCTTGGTAGCAGCAATAAATGCTTCGGGGCCATCTTCCCTCCCCCACGGGCAAGGCACACGTTCGGCAATGCAAGGGGTCACGACTTCCCCAAACCCGTCTTCCCGAATTGCGTTGACCAGTTTTCCTGCGGCCTCAAGTAAATCACTGCGCTCAAAACAGGTGTGATCAAAGAAAAAAGCAGTATTTCGCGTGCCCGCGAGGCTTTTTAGCCCATCGTGCTCGCAAAGCGAAAAGCAGCGCACTCTGCGAGGGTTTTCTAGTACAACCACACGGGGCTCCATCAGCCTAAAAAAGCGATTCCGAATATCTGCAGCTATTACCATTGTCGGCGCCACAAAGACAATCGGCCGAGTCGTGTAATCCCAGCAATTCTTTGCTATAAGCAGCATTTTTTCAGTTTTTCCGGGTTCGGGCGAATTTGTTGCTGAGGCTTTGCTCATGGCGGGCCATTTGCTGGTTGCCTGTCAATCATAGCACGCTCAATGCAGTGTCAATGCCTTCCGGCTAACAAGTCGCGTAATGCCTTCAGGGTCCACGACGACCACGCGACCGCCAGAAGGCAGCAGCTTGTAGGAATATGGCAGCTTCCAGCCGGATTGGCCGTTGTGCTTAACCATCGTGTAGTCGCGTGGGCGTTCCATAACAGTCAATCGTCGCTAATCAGTGAAGTAGTAGCAAGTCTTGTACAAATCAAGTAAAGCGTGCCCACCGTTTCCGCAACGTTTAATTTGCTTTCGCCAATCAAGTCTTCAACTTTGTCGCAAAACGCTTCAAGTTCGCTTGTTTCGTCGAAGTCCTTGGCTTCCTGCCTCTTCGTTGCATCTTCCCGTAGCGTCCTGATTCCGTCCGCCGGCAGCACAACGTCAACGCACTCGTCCCTGCCTAGCGCAGTCATGGCATGGCAGCAGTTATGAATCTCGCTACTGCCATCATCGGCTATCACTTTGACGGTTGAAGGCTTCGACCATTTCAAAGACAGCAGCCAGTCGCACACCTCAGGCGAAGGCAAATGAGGATCGCGCTTGTAGGCTGGCATGGGGGGCGACTGCGAGAAGCTACGCCATCCTACCATACCCCTGCCGGCAAATGTGCTAGGATGCAACCGGCAACTACAAACGCACCATGAGCACCCTTGCTGACTGGCAAATTCACGAACGCTGCATGGCTGGCATGGTAACTCCATTTGATCCAGAGCTGCTAAATCCAGCGTCGCTAGATTTGCGCCTTGGCAGTAACATTATGATCGAATCAGCCGAAAGCCCGGAAATGGTGTCGCTTTCGATTGCTGAATACACACAAGAAAATCCTTACCCGATTGTGCCGGGACAGTTTTTCCTGGCTGAAGCTGAGCCAATTTTTAACATTCCTCAAGACTTGGAGGGTCAGTTTATCCTTAAATCTTCTCGCGCAAGGGAAGGGTTCCAGCACCTGATGGCCGGGTTCGCTGATCCCGGCTGGCACGGCTCGCGCCTTACGCTTGAGCTTAAGAATGTGCGCCAGCTTCACAAGATTGGCATTTGGCCGGGGCTCAAGATCGGTCAAATGAAGTTTTCGCGCATGGATGCGATCCCTAAGCGATGCTATGCTACTACTGGTAGGTACAATAACAATGCAACCGTTACTGCATCAAAAGGATAGGGCCATGACAAACAAGCGCAAGCCTAAATTGTTAATCATTGGTCACGCTCGCCACGGCAAGGACACCCTTGCCGAAAAAATCCGCGACAGAATGGGCCTGGCGTTTACTTCTTCTTCACTTTTTGTCGGACAAGAATGTATTTGGCCCACTTGGGGTTGCCAGCGCTATAGCACATTCGATGAAATGTTCGCTGATCGGGTAAACCATCGAAAAACATGGGCAGATTTGATTTCAGCGTATAACACTCCTGACAAAACAAGAACCGCCAATACGATGCTTCGTCGCGGGTATGATATGTATGTAGGAATGCGAAGACGCGATGAATTTGACGCTTGCCAAGAGGCTGAATTGTTTAATTATGTTATTTGGATTGACGCACGGCAGCGCAAGCCCCTGGAAGGCAGGGATTCGATGGAACTGACTATCTACGACGCTGAACTTTATTGCGATAACCATGGACCCGAGAAAGACTTGGACTCGTTTGTAGGCAAACTTCAAAATCTTTTTCACTTTAAAGGCTACTGCGTTGGCCTTGATGCTGAGTGCCACTAATGGGCGGTCGTAACAATAGAATCAAGTGCCCCGATCTCAGTTGCGGCTCGCTTGACGTAACTGTTGTCGAAACGCGCTACATGGTATGCGGCAGCCGCGTAAGGCGGCGCCGTTGTGAATGCTGCAAGAAATTATGGCATACGATACAACCGCCTGAGCAGGATGTCGAAGGCTGGGGGTTTTCCTGGCCAAGGCGGGGGCCAGTTGCTCGACTACTGCCGGCAGAATCGACGGAAAATGACAAAATATAGACAATTAGTAGATTCTGTGATTCGTGATTACGCCAGACTCTCCTTTTGCTAGGTTGAACTTACCCAGGCACAAATACTTGAAGGCGTCGAACGCATGATCGACGCCAAGTTTCTTGTTTGGCATTCTAGTACCTTCAGCGTAGCCAAGCGTGCGGAATGATTTAATTAACTCGCGGCAGCGTGGGTGGATTTTGGTATGCACTTCTCCGTCAGCAGTGCGCAATGCTGCATTGGCTGCGCGAATGCCATCAGCAGTATTGTACGGTACTTCTGGAGCGTAAACAGTAATGCCAGCTTTGCGCAGAATCTGGTGATCGCTTACGCCGACGCCTGAAGTCTGCTTGCGTTTGCCGGTCGGATCTGGGCAAGCAATAATGCGACGATTTTCGCCATAAAGATCAATTAGCACTTCAGCCATGTCCCACGTTGTAGCGCCTTTTAAGTTAAGCTCATTAAACACGCGCAGTTCCACAGCCCTGCCGTTTACTTTGATAATGTTAGCGCAAATAGCAGTCAGCGGATCATTGTTGAAGTCCATGCCCACATAGAGCGGCAACTCTTCATCGTCTTCGATAGTTGAATCAATGTTAAGCATTGAAAAACAAGACACGACTAATCCCGTGTTAGACAGAATCTGCGCTTCATATTCACGCTCAAACACTTCTGGAGCAAGTGTTTTTTTTGCTTCCTCGATTTCAGCGATAGGAATGTTGCCGCCTTGCAAAGAAGTGTACTCATAAAGCGTCCACTGCTGCGGGTCGAGTCGATCAAGCCCAGGATCGGCAAGGTCGGCATCTTTAAGTAATAGAATTAGCTCATAGAACCATCCGGCAGTGCCCTCTGGCGATGGCGTGGTAGTAAATAGCGCCCAACCGCCACGGTCCGACAGTGCAGGGCGAATAACAGAACGCCATGTGTATTCTTGCTGAAACGCGCATTCGTCAAGCACGACGCCAGATAGCGCAGGGCCACGCAATGCGTCTGGGTCTTCCGATCCCTTGAGGTAAATAACAGAACCGTTAATTAGGTCAATGCGCAAATTGGATTCGTTTTTCTTTCTTATCCAACGCTCTGGAATGATAGCCTTGTAAGTATCCCACGCAATATCTTTTGCCATTCGATAGGTTGGGGCAACGTAATAGTAAACCCCTTTCCGCTCTGCCGCGCCGCGCAGTAGTTCAACGCCGCCAAGCACTGTCTTGCCTCCTCTTCGGCCAGCAAGAACAACACGAAAGCGGCGCCGATCGTTAAAAATTCGCCCCTGTATTGGCCGCAGGGACAGTTGATTCCTGCCGGCCAGGAAGTCGCCGCTTTGGCGTAATCCTGTTGGGGCAGTTGCTACGGTCACGCCGGCTCGATCTTACTGGCTGACTGTAGCTCATGCCTTTTGGAGCCGGCAGGCTAGACTAGGAGCAAACGCATTGCCGCGATGAACACTGCAAGGGCACTAATATCACTTCCAAATTATGTAGACAAGGAAAGTCCATTTTTCATGGACAGTACAGTAGTGCAGATGCGCCAAAAATGGGAGATCATGCGTGCCGTTACCATGGGCACCGAGTATTTACATGCAAACGCTGAAGTTTACTTGCCGCGTGA